ACTTATCAGAATAATAAGTTTTTCCTACTGAACTTGCTGAGCCGCTAACCTTCGCCCAATAATCCCAAGCTTCATTTTGACGTTCATTAAACAAATTAAGACAATCGTCTCCGTTTATCGAATGAGGCCTATTACAAAGTTTGATATCACTGAGTGACCAATCAGCCTCCCAAGCGAGAGAACAAATAGCATGGTTTATAGCACAAAGAATTGGAAAAGAAATAGGAGAGCCCATGCTCTGACCATTAGATTGTTCTAGAGTTATAGGACTAATCGGTATCCCATTATGATTATAACCACCATAAAAAATATGATGTCTTGTAAGGCAACGAATTCCATCATTTAAGATAGCATCCGAAAACCTTAGGTTCATACAAATCCTTCTCCAAGCATACTCACTGAAACAACTACGAAAATTATCAGTAGCTGATTCATAATCACCAGAATGGAATTTCATTCCTTCAAGGTGTTTATAACGTGAAATAAATTCCTTTATATATGATTCAGTCAGCTCAAAATTAACTAAATAAGTTTGAGGACAACGTTTGAGGCAACCCCATAACGTTGGTTGAATCTGAGATAAAAGAAAATACTCGGTAGGAGGACCTGCAAGAATGGGTCTGACTTTCATCGCTTCTCGAATAAATGCCACTTTACCGCGGCACTTACTTTCTTCGGAACGACGAGAGGAACAATCAATAAGATTATCTAGGAACTTTTCGTCATCTAATTTAGAATGGATAACTCTTTCACCAATCCGAGGGTGATACTTAATTGCTTCTAAGCTAGCCCTTTCTCCAATTTGATAGTGATGTTCACCATAATTGTAGAAATCTGAGCTACTATCGGCACTACTGACTTGTTTAACATTCATTAAAACTTTGCCAGCAATACCCATATTCAACTTAGATGCCCCGAAACCAGCATTCAAACTTGGAAATTTAACAAATTTGAAGTCTTTTTCTGATTTCTGCTTAGGGAAAATATAATCAATAGTACGTCTAAGCGCACCCATGAAGATATCATCATCTAAGCAACCTCTGAGATCACCAGGAATTTCACCATCACGAAAATCTCGTAAAGAGCGAACCTTTCCTGATTTAAAATCAGAAGTTAAGGACTTTTTATGTTTTTCCGTTGCACTTGAGATAAATTCACTGCTGACAGTCGGAGAACCCTTCTTAACCATTAGAAGAGTACCTGCCTTTGCAAGAGCGCTCCGGCGAGAACTTGGACCTCTTTGTAGCTTCACACGAATGCTACGGAGAAGAGATCTCAGGAATCGC